TGAGAGTTGCGAAGAAATATTGTAAAAGAAGAATCATTAACATTTTATCTGCTTTTGGTTCATCTGGGCTTAGTACAGCAAACCCCCCAACCCCTGTTATGCTTGATATGATAATACTTGGTAATGTCAGTCTGTTTGATATTTTTTTTAATCTGATACGGGCATTATTGTGTAGCCACCTGTATCCAGCTGCTCTTTCAGCCCATTTATATACGAGAGCTTCCTGTTTTGAACACCACTCAGGTTTTTTATCGCTCATATCATAATTAAAGAAATTAAAAATAACATTTAATACTAGAGTATGTGTGACGTGTATGGTCCCTCTACAGCGGGTGTGATAGCACTTAATGCCATTGGAGGACAAGATGTTCATTTGGTTGAAGAAAAAATTGAAAAATCACTCTTCAACTACGAAGAAGTAAGACACACAGATTATACCCGTTTTTATAGAATTACGAAAGTAGATAACAAAACAAAACAAGAGTTATGGCCTTTTGGTAAGGAGGGTAATGTAGTAAAAGTCACATTAAATCCTCAGTCAATGGGTGATTTACTTGCTAATATGTATTTATCAGTGGAACTCCCTCCGTGTATATATAGTAGGTATGTTGGGAACAATTTATTCAAATCAATTGCTTTTAAAGTAGATGGTTTAGAGGTTGAAAGAATATATGACGATTGGCAGGTTATTTATAATGAGATGTATTTAGAAACAAGTGAAAAATCGGCAAATGATTATTTGTTAAACAGGATGATGAACCCAGTCTCTAAAGACCGCGATGATGAAATTGCACTGAAAAATGCAGACGGTGCTCTTTCAACTGTGACAACTTTGATTCCATTACGATTTTTCTTTTCAAGAAAGTACGCTAAATCAGAATACGACGTGAATAAACCTAATCGTCCATATCTTCCATTGTGTGCAATGTATAAACAAAAGATCATCCTTGAAATTGAATTTAACCCAGTTTGGTTTTTTGCCAAACCTAAAAACTCATTTGCTAAATCCGAACCAAAGTTTATAGGGGGTAAAAATGATTTTGAAATGCCAACCCTCGATGATTTTAAAATTATAACTGAGGAAATTACACTTTCACCATTTGATCGTGCTTATTATTTGAAAGAAAAATATGATTTACTTGCAAATTTAGTTTTCAAAAATCCAACTATTGAAACAAATATAAATGATCCAAATATAAGAACTAATTTAGTTCCCAGCATCCCAGTTAAATGTTTACATTGGTTTTTACGAAAAAAAGTATATGAATACAAATTACCCATTGAAATGAGTTCTGGTGACCCAGACTTTATTAGAAGATATACCGAACTTTATGTAAGAGATGGTGTTAATTTAATTGATAGTCGTTTTAGATTTGAAAGAATTAAAGAGGCTAAAATATATTTAAATGGGTTGGATCTTCCAAATGTATCTGTTGCTGATCATAAATACTATAAATATTACATTCCTTTACAAGCACGATTAACATGTCCCGATAAAAACATTTACACTTACTCTTTTTCAATGACACCAATGAATGCTGATCCAACGGGTAATTTAGACTTTTCAAATTTCAATTCGGACAAGACATTCTTAGATGTTAAAATGTTTGGTGGAACATATTCATTAGATGGATACTATACTTCAAATATTTCAAGGTTAGACGAAACTTACAATTTGTATGTTTATTACACTGGTTTAAAGATGTTTAGCTTTGAAGATGGTTTTATGAGTGAAGCAAGATAAACAATTAAATTGCTTTACATTAAAGATGATGAGAACAGGGTTCGATATGACAGGTCAAAACGACAACCGTGGGGGTGATATTATACAGGGTATGATTAACATTATCCAACCAATTTTTGAACAAGGAATAGTGTTGGCTGCAGAGTATTCTAAAGCTTGTGGTCGGGATGTTATGTTAGATCAAGACATTGAATATGCAATGAGATATTGTATAATGCACCGTGTTGGACAACACAGTGGTTCAATTTTTGGTGAAGAAAACACTTTAAATCTAGAAGAGGGTATGGAAATTGAAGAAGATGAAGATGATGAGATTGAAATAGTCCCAGTTGATGAATTGCCAGCTTTCACTAGATACACGGGAAACAATTCTCAGATTATTCGTATTAACCAAGCATATGATGAATGGAACAATTGGAAACCCGAAAGTCCCGCTCAGGAGATATTAAAAAATGCGTTAGATAATAATGAGTTCGAAATCCGAGATACCTCAACCTGAAGGGTGGAACCTGACAATCAATAAGGACTTTAAATATATAGATGAAGACACTGAGAGTGAGTGTAGTGAGTATTCATTTATAGATGATTTTGTCCCCCCTATTCAGAAGAAGAAAAATTTCAAGAGTGTGATGACTAAGGAAGAATTTCTTCCAGAATAATTATCTTTGTAATTAATATAAAATGTCTGCCGTGTCTACCACCGCGCAAGAAGTTGTTAAGACCGTTGCCTCAGAACTCGAAGTCCAATCCCTCAACGCCGTTGTTGGTGGTTTCGCGTTCGCCGCCGCTCTCTCTTGGATGGACCTTGTTCGATTCCTCGTTCAAGCGATTGTCCGTGTGAAGAGCAACGGTGGTGCCCACTACGCCTTGACTGCGCTACTCACCACAGTGCTTTCAATCGTGGTGTTCTTGGTTGTCCGCACACTCAACAAGGACATCAAGCGTCCAACTCAACCAATCTACGCGGTTACTCGCTAAGTGGTGTTTTGGGTCTAGTTACATAAATAGCAAATATACCAAATATAACAATGATGGCAATGGCAATATACACTTTGTATTTATGCCAATCCCATCTATCAACATCATCAAATTCTGGGATGCTGATTGGTGGAGGTAAAGAAACATCTCTCTTTACTTTTGAAATAATCTTTTCGCGAGAACATTTTATTTTGAATTTGAGACTATAATTTGAATTTCTAAAATCATATGGAACAAGTTTTCCACCACTTGAATAGAAAAACTCAAGTCTTAAATTTTGTAGGGTGCTTTGGACACCCGAATTAAAATCATACTCAACCAAATCATCTGAGTTTATAAATTTAGAGGATTCTCCTTGTTGTAAATGAATTTTACCTGTATAATGTGGATTATTGTAATAAATATCTTTTGAATAAACATCTGAACCACAAGTAAATCTCAACAATACTGCATTTGGACCACTTAAATTTATAGCACCAGATTCAATTGTATTTGCACTAGAAGAAACATCGGAGGCTGAGAAACCCAAAACTTCATGTGGTGTTGTTAATGCATTATTTATATCTGAACCATTTGTTCCTGATTTAAATTTAAAAGTAAATGCAGAAGAACCAGTAAATGTAAGAGAATTTGTATTACTACTGTAAATTACATTTGACACTGGAGTTGCAGATAATGCAGTTTTCAGATCAGAAGCTAGGGTAGTTCCATCTGTATAATTCTTTTCATCAAGGGTTATTGTTGTTCCATTGACATCGAATTGTTTATTTGTTTCACAAATAGTCAGTTGAGGTGTTGGAATGTTTCCTGAAATAAGTGTAATTTTTGAAACATCATATATTTCATTTTCCAAATATATTTCCAAGTTTGATACATCTGGAAATAGATTTGTATTTCTATCACCACTATCTATGTCTAAGATGTAGTCACTCATTAAAATTTAGGGATATAATTTTAATGAATGATTTAATGTAATGTATTTGTAATTTCAATTTACTTGTAAAGGGTATGGGCAAGTGGGTTGTCCGCGAGTTGTCTTTGGGCGATCCCAAGGTCAAGGCGTGGGTTCTTATTACCCTTGTATGGGTTGAGTTGTTGATATTTAGGTTTGACATATTGTTGAGTCCAACCACCACTGACACCCCCAGTTCTACCGTCCATACGGGTATTATCGGAGCGTACAGCTGTAACCATACCATAGGCTTGGAGTGGGTTGCCACGAACATTCATACGACCAGAGTTGGGTTTGCGGTATTCAGCATTGGCACGGCGCTCACTGAGACGAAGACCGTATTGAGCAAGTTCTTCTGGTGTTCTAATTTTGTTACCTGCAGCCTCAACAAGTTTAGAGTTTTCATAAGCACCATAGAAGCTTGTAATACCTGGTTGAATATTATCCATAAATTTGTATTGACC